ACAATCTCATTCTAATAGCTTGACCCTTAATTGTAAATAGCCTAAAATGAAAAAACCTCCGAAGTCTGGCGAATTGCGAACCAGAAATCAGAGGCTTTCACTTATCCTATTAGAATGATACATGACAATTATTAGTTTCGTCAAGACTCTTCCTGAGAATCTAGTTTACGCACCTATCTACAAAAAAGATGCACTAATGAAATCAGGCCGAAAGGCTACTGGTAAAAACCCATTAGAAGAATCATGGGAAAGAGATTTTGATAAGCATGACGTAGAGCTTGCGATTGAAAAGAATCCTGACTTACAAGCTATTGGACTTTATACAGGAATTAGAGGGAAAGGTATTGTAATCCTTGATATTGATAAAGACCATGCAGTATTAAAAAGAAAATGGTCTGAAACCCTCATAGGTGCTCCTAAAATCACCTCTACTAAGAAAGATGCAGCAAAGTATATCTTTAGCGTTCCAGAAGCTCTATGGGGTGAGGTAAAGGGTCACGGCCTTCGTAAAGAAGAAGGTGGTAACTATGAAATACTTTGGGGAAGAAGACAAGGAGTTATCTTTGGTGCTTACCCAGGTGGGCATAGTTCTGAAGAAGGGTTCTATACATTAACTGGTGATCTTTCAAAAATACCTGTAGCTCCTGCTTGGTTGTTAGCTGAGATGAAAGCTCCTCCAAAACCAGTACAAAATAAAAAAGATTTAGACTTTAGCGATAGGACAGAAGACGAGATAGCTCAGATCATTCACGATTGCTTATCAGTTATTTCACATCAGGGTTTAGGTAGTAGAGAGCATTGGGTAAGAGTTGGAATGGCTATTCACTCTGCTTTACCTAACGATCTTGGTTTATCTTTATGGTCATTCTGGTCTTCTCAAGATCCTGACTTTGCTGCTGAATGGCAAGATGCAGGTGATTATGACACTCCCTGCACTACTGCTTGGTATTCATTTAAAAGTGGTGGCATTGGATTAGGTACTCTTATCTGGTTAGCAGATAGAGAAGATCCTGAAAGGCATAGATTCTCTACTGAAAATAAAAAGATTGTCAAAGAAGCTGAAGAAAAGAAGGTTCAGGAGGTTAGAACATCAACTCTTGATTTTGGTGATGTGATTAAACGTGCCAAAAATATTCTTGAGTTAGATAATCCTGCTGAAATGAATTACAAGTTAAATACTTTGGCATTGAAAGCTGGTTACAGAGATCAATCATCTTTAGAAAAACTTATTGTCGATCAGATTCAATATGAAAGCCAAAAAGGTATTCTTGATATAGCTGATCTTTTTGCATTAGATATTCAAAGGGAATACTTGATACCTGACATTCTTCCTACTCCTTCAGTTGTTCTTATATATGGTGCTGGTGGAGATGGTAAATCCATGAGTGCTTGGACTATGGCAAAACATATTGCCACTGGAGATCCTTTCCTAGTTAGAGGTAGCAAAGTTCCTGTAGAACAAGGTAATGTTTTGCTATTAAATGGAGATCAACCACTATCTCAGTTAAAAGAACAATTAGAAGAAGTTAACTTTCCTATCGAAAGCAACGTAAAAATTCAAACTGATTGGCAGTTACAGAGATATGCTCAGTTTATTAAGTTGATGCAAACCTATACACCAAAGCTAGTTGTTATTGACTCTTTAATTGGTTGTAGCGGTGGTAGAGCTTTTGATGAAAATAAATCAGACTTTGCTCAACCTTTGTATTGGCTTACCAGAAATAACGGTGTTCTCTTCCCAAGAACAACTATTCTTATAATCCATCATGCCAATAAAAATGGAGGATTTAGGGGAACATCAGCTATCAGAGATGCTGTTGATGAAACTTGGAAATTATGCAAGCCGACCCAAGAACAAATCAATAAGGTGGGTCATAATAGCAGATTTATTACTATCGAAAAATCTAGATCTGGAAGAATGGGTACTCAAATGATAATGAAGATGAAAGATGATCTTACCTTTGCTATCGCTGATTACACTCCTGAAGTTTCTGCTGATTCTGGAT